GTGAACGCGAACGACGACTGGTTGATCACGTCGCCCTCCATCAGGATCCGCAGGTTCCGCGCGTCATCAGTCGGTGCGACCCGACTGTAGAAGTGGAGCCCTTCCTTCACGGACTTCAGTTCCAGCGGGTACGTCTTCGACTTCGTCGACGACAACGTCCGCGCCGTGTCGTGGTCCCAGGTGTGAAGGACATGCGGCTCCTCCTTCAACACACGGTCGAACGCACCCGGAATGATCCGCTCGCGGAACCCGCCAAGGTCGAGCGACCACTTGTTGTAGACGCTCGCCAACCCCTTGATCGCATACGAACCAGGGATCCCGTTCCCGGAATCGCGGAGCTCCTCGATCTGGAGAGGGAACGAGCGGTACAGGTGAGAGTCGTTCTCCTCGACCCAGGAGCGAACATCAGCGACGTTCCTATCCATCACCCTGAAATATCGGCTACGTCGCTAGCCGCTGGCGCTACCTCACCCCGCGAAGCCTCTCACGCTCATACCCCTCAGCCGAAAGCACATCCGCGACCACCTGGAACGGCAGCCTGTCGGTCGGCCCCACATACAGGTCGTGGGCGATCAGCTTCGCCTGCGCCTGCTGGAAACTCACGTCGAACGCCGCCAACGACTCCTGCACCAGCGGCCACGACGTCAGATAGCTGACAACGGTCCCCTTGTACTTCGGGTCAGGCTCGTCAAGCATCCGATTCGGCGGGCACAACGTCGGTTGTGTTCCCACCACCCTGATTGCCTCCCGCCGGCCCGCCAGCACCGGTCGGCGTCTCCGGGACAACCTTCCCCGCGCCGTTCGGCAGCGGAGCCCAGCCCTTCTCGGCACGGATCTCGTCGCGCATCCGGATACCAGACTGCACCTGCTTGTGCTCCACCTCAGCCTGTGTCGCCGCGTCGGTGCGCGTCAACTTCGACGGGTCGAACTCGGGGTAGATGATCCGCTGCGGGAACAGGTCCGGGTCGGTGAACAACGCCATCTCGATCCGTTTCATCCTCGGCGACAAACCCGTCGTGTAAAGCCGAAGCATGTCGTGCTCGTAGTTCGACCCGTCGGTCGCGTCCGGGACAAGAAACGACGGCGGGATCCGCAGCATGTGCGCGACATGGATCATGTTCTGACGGTCGCCCTCAACGAACTGCGACTCGCGCATCGTCATCCCCGTCTGCACGATCTTCGCGTTCTGTTGCGCAACGAACGGACGGCCCATGTTCTGCAACCCGATCTGCGCCTGGATCGCCTGCTCGAACCGCTCCGGATCCTGGATCCTTCCCGGCACCTCCAACCCGAACGGCTTCAGCATCCCCTGCTTGAAGAACTTCCCCGAGTACAACACCTGCGCCAAGATCGACGACAGCTTCTCCCGGTTCATCCACATCGGCGAATACCCGCGGTCAGCCCCTTGCGGCGTCCAACCCCGGATGTGGAGGATCTCCGCCTGGCTGTACTGCCGCCGCGTCCAACCGCCGTTCTCGTTCTGCTCCTCGATCAGGAACACCTTCTCGCCCGCCTCGCGTTTCACCTCGACCTTCGTCGGGTCGATCGTGATCAGCCCGATCACCTCCGGTGGCCGGTCGGGGTTCGCGCTCGGAGCCTTCACCTTCCGGACGAAAGAGTTCCCCTCCCATTCGAGGCAGCTAACCCAGTCGGAGATCATGTCCGACGCTGTGAAGTCGCCGGCGCTGGGCATCTCCGCCAACAGCCGGTACTGCCACGTCTGGTCGGCCAGCGTCTTCTCCGCGCCACGCCCCTTGTAGACGTTCAACGGCAGCATCGAGATCATCTCCGCCAACAGCCTGATGCCCGCCGAGACAGCCGGGATCGAGATCATCGAGTCCAAGGTCACAGGGATGCCTGCGGAACCGATACCGCCGCTCACCTGCGCCCAGGTCGGCGGGTCTGAGGAGTGCGAGAACAGGGCGGCGCGCTGCTCGTCGTCGAGGCGCGCTAGCGCCTGAGACACCTGCTCCAGCGGGTCTGATTTGCGGAACCATCCCATCAGCAGGGAAGTCGGCTAGGCAGCGGCCCAATACTGGGTCGGATCGTATGTGGAGTCGCCGGCAAGCTGCGACGCGCCCCACAACGCGAGCGTGGCCGCCACCAAAGGCGTGATGTCGGCGCTCGAGCGGCGGCGAGACCATTTCCACGCGTCCCCCATCGGAGAAGTGTCAGCACCCCTCACAGCAGCAGTCAACTCCGGTGAGCCGAGATGCCGCACCTCCCGTTGCGTGACAAGGTCGACGATCAGGCCGCACGCCTCCCCGTACTGCGTGGTCGTGACCTCCGTCACCCCAACGTCGGCTCCTTCGAGCGCGAGCTTCAACGCGGCGGCAGGGCTGCGGCCGTCGTAGAGGATCATGTCGGGCCGGTGTTTCGCCTCGAGTTCCCGAAGCCTCGGCACCACCCATTTCGTGCCTTTGCGGTGCTCGACAAGCTCGACGTGGTACAGGTCGTCCGACCTGCGGCCGGCGGCCATGATCGAAGCGGAAGTCGACAAAGGGGAGATGTCGAACGCGAACACAACGTCGCTGGCGAGCTCGGATCTCTCGTCGATCAGCGCGAGCCAGTCGCCGATCGCGATAGCGCCAACAGCGCCCTCCTCGACGTTCGGCCAGTCCCCCACCCCCAGCCGCTCGACCATGAACCCCCGTGGTCCGAGCAGACCGTTCAACTCGGTCTCCTCGATGTACTCCTCGCTGATCCTGATCCCCAATGCGGGGTTCGCTCGCCGCCACGCCTCCCTGTCGTCGAGAAGCTCCATCCCCGTCATCGGTGTCAACTCCGGGTCGACGTTGCCTGCCCACTCGAACCAGCACAACGCCGGCGACCCGCGCATCCCCCGCTGCCGCGCCCGGGCGAACACGATCCCGTGTTCCATCGAATACTGGTCGACCGCCGAACCGGTGTACCAAACCTGGGGGTTCCCGTCGATCGTTTTCGCGGAAATGATCGGCCCCATCGCCGACAGGAAATCCTCCGGCAAGATCATCGCCTCGTCGAAGATCACGAGGTCACCGGAGAAGCCGCGCGCACCGCTCTTTGTGCGTGTCCGGTAGTTCAACTCCTGGCCGGTGCGGAGCATGAACCCCTCCTGCCCGTGGCTCCTAGAAATACCGGAGCCGGCACGACCAGACCGGGACTTCAACTCGACCGTCAACCCACCCTCCTCGAGGAGCTCCTGCATCCGGATGAACGCCCGGATCGACGTGTCGAACTGGTGGGCGGAATGGATGATCAACCGCTCCCCGAACACGAACAGACCAGCAAGCTCCCGCGCCTCGAGGATCGCCCCCTTCCCGTTCTGACGGGGCACACAGATCCCGACCTCCCGCGACGCCCACTTCCCCGTGTTGCGCAACCCCAGCGACCGCTCGAACGCGAACTTCTGCCACGGGTCGAGCTCCAACTTGCACCGCTCACACACCTCCAACGCCTCCGCGATCAACGACCGCATGTACGGCGGCGACGACCAACGGACAGGTTCTACTAGGCCAGACGCCTGAGCCATCGCTCCCACCGGGCGCAGAACACAGAAACAGACATCGTCCCCGACTGCACCAGCCGCGTCACCGCACGCACGAACTCCTCAAGCTGGCCCGCACCCGTCTTCCCCCACGCCTCCTGCATCTCCCGCGTAAACGGCCTATCTACCAAACCCGGCTCCACCGCCTCACCCGCCTCCGCTCCTTCTTATGAGCCGACGTCCGCCGATTACACCGCCGATGCTCCGGCCCAGTCCACACAGACCTATCCACATCCGAGTGCCCCAGATCCCAGGGAGTCCCCGGAACAATCAGCCGGCCGCACCGCGCGCAATACGCCCCGCCAGCCTCCACAACCAGCTTCCACCGAGCCCGCAACCGCTGATGCGCCCGCCCATAACCCCTAGCCGCCGAACTCAACGAAGAACCCCGCGCAAACCCCACCATCACAAGGAAACACCAGCCATCGGCTGATCCTACGGCCAAACGAACACAACGGGGAGAGAAACGAAGAC